AAGTGGGGCTTACCGCACCGCCGCAGTCTCCAGCGAGACAAGGATTCTCAAGCTCAGCCTTGTCCACGTAGATGACTTGAACCGGATGCATGACTGCCTCAGTGCCAGCAGGCCGACGCATCTCAGCTTTGATGACCCGTCGTTGCATCTCATCATTGAAGATAGGTGCAATGCTTTTACGCACAACGGATTTCGCTGGTCGATAGAGCAGGTTGTCCGTCCCTTGCTCTGCGAAGTGCAAGACCGCTGCAACGGTGCCTGCGAAAGTGATTGCAAAAAATATCCAGGCACTACTGCCTTTTGTTTCTTCCATGGTTGCTTCCTTTTTTATTGTTGATTACCGCTTGAAATGAATCTCACGGTCGCTGTTTCCGGCGTGCTGAATGACACACCCGATTTTTGAGAACACCTCGGCAAAGCGCTCAGGATGCGCTCCGAAGTATACGAACACTGTGCCGTGGGCTGGCGAGTCAGTCTTATTGTGTGGTCCGTAGAATTTGATGCGACCCTGGACGAAGCACAGACTGCCGTCCCACAACTCAGCGAACCACTTGGTGTCCGTCGCGTTGTTGATGCAAATAATCATCTGCTCTGTGGTCCCACGGTTGAGCTCGGCCAATGCCTTCTCGATCCAGTCATGGATAACCTTGCGACCATAGGGAGGGTTCAAAAACACACGACCGGGCCAGGGCTGATGGAGACCATTGCGACCTTCGGCTGCCGAGTAGTAGACGTGGGCGTTCACAGTCGTGTTTGCTTCACTGCAGGACGCAGGGTCCAGGTCGATGTCACCAAGCACCTCTTTCACGAGGTCGATGTATTTGGCTGGTGTGTACCAATCAGGCGGTCCATCCATACCCACGGTCGGAAGCTTTCGAGCGACGACCTCAGCCACCACATCCTGAGTGACTTTGCCACCGGACTCCTCGACAGCCTCTTGCCACGCTTCAGCTCTGTCGTCTGGGTGGAGCTTCTTGAGCGGACGCACCTGTCGCTCGTTTGTTGGCAGCTCGGAGGTGCCAGGGTTGGCTTCAATCTGAGCTACGGTCTCTGCAGCATTGATAAGCCGATATACGTGCTGTCGTGTGTAGTTCCAGCGGGTACGACAGTAGTCGTCAAACGTTGCGTGCTGCTCGATGTAGAGTTTTTCGTCTCTAATGGTGGCGAGGGCCTGGCCAACGTCAACGAAGGTGTCAAAGCCTCGCTGAATGGTTTCTTCAAGAGCGGCGAAATTGCTGCGCTGCGGCACAGTCAAGCTATTCATATTGATACTCCAGGTTATACAATTTGCAGTTGGTTGCATCACCATCTCGGTGAATGATGCGCGAGCGTTCGGGTCGTGGACCCAGGAAGGTTCGGAGAACGAGCGCTCTGACCTGCTGGGTCTTTTTCCCTGCTGCGTTGCAGAGTGAGACGATAAGGACGTCGCTGGGGGCGTAACCCACCTTGAGAACTTTCGGCTCGCTGCGTTTACGCCACGACCGAACGCGGCCATGAGTCGAGACTTCGTAGTCATTGAATCCCTCAATGCGCTTCCATCGTTCCAGGGTCATGGGGTCTCTAGGACCTTCATCACTTCGTAGTCCTCGCATGCCGCGAGTAGGCCTTCTCGGTTGAGGTTCACTCCGTGCTTTGAGCACAGCCACGTTGGGTCTCCTTTGAAATCAGGTGTTAAATGTCGACAGGTGCGACAGTTACGTGCAGGTGGTGCGTCTCGGTGGCAGACATCGCGATGAGAACAGAGATTTCTGCAGACAAAGTAGCCTTCGTTCTCTGCAATTTTGGGAACCTCTTCGTGCCACAGCTCAAGCAGGCGCTTGCCTTTGCTGATCTCAAGCTTTGCGAGGTCACGGTCGACCTCAAAGAACTCAGTGTAAATCTCTTGCGAGTCGCAGTTCAGCGCCATGAAGCAGCAAACCTCGAGTTCCGCGTGGAACATGTAGAGGTGACACTGAACCCAGTATTTGACGTTGGCTTGCTCCAGGCCCTGCTTCTGAAGAGTGTTGAAAGTCGCGTTGCCCATCGACTTGCACTCCCAGAGAGCCCACTGATCCTCGTCCAGTTCGGGAAGGCCTTTGACAACGCCGTCCACGGAGCCTGCGAGAAAGCCACAGCCTTCAACTTTGAAGCTGAACTGCTTGCCAGTTAATTCTTCGACATCACAGACAGTGAAGCCTGCACTGCGCAGGTAGCGCTTAACTCGTTCTTCATCCGCGTGGCCGCGATCGAACTTGCGCAAGATATTCGCAGCATACTGCTTCTCGCTGACCCAGTGATTGTCGTTCCAGATTTGACGCAGACAAGGACTGCCAAGGTTCGAGAAGCCGCTATGATCTCGAAAGTTTAGCCTTGGTGGGTTCTCTCGCTGAATGGCGAGGTCCATGAGTTCTTGAGTGGTCGTCATATTGATATTGGTATTCGTATTATTATTGAGTGAGAGAAAGGGCTCTCCGGTCAGGATGCTCGGACCAACCGGAGAGCCAAGAAGTCAATACGGGATTGAATCCTGCTTTGACTGTGGTGACTGCCAACCGCTGGGTGCCTGAACGTGCGGCGCTGACTGTGTAGGGGGAGCCTGCACAACAGATTCAGAACGCGGTGGCAACGGGGCGGAAGGCTTCTGCACATGTCGTTGCATGCCTCCGACCTCGTAGCTCTCCTTGTCCGTCTGCGGATTTTTCCGAGTGTAGACGTCCAAGACGAAGGGGATGTTGAAGATTTCTTTGATGTCGTTGAAGCCGTTAGGTCGACCAACTGCGTAGAGTAACGCATCCATTCGCTCTTCGAAAATTTCATTGCTCTTGGGAGCAGAGACGTGGTTCGCATTGAGACGGATGTAAATGGCCTTGCCCGCGTACTCCTCTTCAAGAATACGAAACTCAAAGCTGATGCGGTCGCAAGTGTCGCCACTTGAACGCTGTGTCTCTGTGCTAACGAGCTGCACGACGTAGCGGCCAGCCGGTGGCTTTCCTAGCATTGGTGCGACAGCTTTTTTTGGTTTGTAAGCAAAACTCATGATTGAACTCCTGATTGGATTTTGGTGATGATGTGGCCAAGGTCAGGCGGCTCGTAAAAATCGAGCTGACCCGAACGGTCCCCAGCATTGTAGGTTTCACAGCCATGGCACTGGATGACACGCTGCGGGTTGCCTTCCTCGTCATTGACGAAGCGAAGGAAAAGAATTTCGTCCATTAGGAAAAGCAGCTCATTCGCCAGCATCTTGCCTGGCATGAGCGGCATCATTCTGCCGTCCTCACCTGGGGCAATCTTGCTGATGAAGATAATGTGCTTGTCCATGATGTTCTTGATGTCGTTGATCCACTCACGGACGTTGCGAGCGACGTTGCCAAAGGCCTGACGTGGATCAGCGACGCGCTTAAGCTCTTCAGCGAGGTGCATCTCTGCGAGCACGCTGATTGAGTCGATGCCGATGCAATCGAACGCCGCGTACTTGTCGCTGCCAAGCAGCCCGTCACGGAGCTTCAGTGCATCAGTCCATGACCGCACCTGCACGGCAGGGAGAGCGATGCCTTGGTTGCAAAGCTGTCCGTTCTCACAGTCCACAACAAGCGGGCGGCCAGGCAGTGTTCGCATTGAGTAAGTCTTGCCGGTTTTCGGTAGGCCAGCGAGGACTGCATTGATGCCACGGTTTGAACACATCTCAGTCGTTGTTGTGATGAGCAGGTCGTCGCTATGCATTGTTGACCTCCACCTTCACGTTTACCTTTGCGTCCTTGGATTGGATGGCGCGGCAGCAGTACTTGTAGAGTTCCGGGTTGCCCAGTTCGAGCGCTCGAAGCTTCTTCATGTCGAGGACAGTCTTGCTGACAAATGGCGAGAGAACCTCGGGGATGCTCTCCTGAATTTGCGCGAGCTCATCCGGGAGGATTCTGCGATTGAGTTTAGTGGTGGTCACGACGCGGAATGCACCGTTGTCCATCCGCACGCTGCCCTCCTTTTGGGTGCCGACGAGCTTAACTATTTCGTTATCGATGAGGTCTTCTCGTGCAGAGAGACTGGCTTTCTGGAGCTTCACTTCTCGTTTCTCTTCGCAGAGAGCATGAAGCTTGTGGCTTGTTTGTTGGTCCATGATCAGGTTCCTTCCTTCTGTGCAAATTCTTCGAGTGCATTTAGATCGAGGCAGTAAGTCTTGGCGCGGGCTCGGCAGACGATGCGGCCCAGAACAAACATGCGAGCGAGCGTTTCTTTTTCACGCACCACTGAGTCCACGATTCGCAGCTGCGGCATCTGGTACTGGAAGCGCTGGTTGTTGCCCTGGTTGCCGATAAGAATGCCTTCGGCTTTAAATGCTCGGCAGATAGTGGGCGAGCCCCCGTAGTCTGCAACGAGTTGTCGCCACTGGTCGGTCGTCAGGTAGATGCGGGGTGGCTTGTCGCTGTCCTCTTCATCGTCGATGTATCCAGCGAAGCGTCGGTAGTCAGCCTTTGGATCAGTTGCTCGTGTCCCAGCATCGTCATAGACAATCGAAACCAAACGACCGCCACGGTTCGCATCAATCCAGCGGACGATACCCTGAGCGCAGCGGTGGACATCGTTGGTCGAGTCGGCTGCTTCAGTGTCGAGCCACGCTCGCAGGACTGCCTTTGGAGCTTCGAGGTATTTCTTCGACCAGTCACCAGGAAGGATACCAAGCTCCCACGCTAGCCAACCCGCGTAGGCGACAAGGGCACAGCGCTCAGCGAGTCTGTTGTGCGCCGAGTGCTTCACCATGTCAGCGAAGTGGTCCTTGTAGATGAGGTTGTATTCCTGCCGGCGAAGCTCCCATGCGTTCTCATCTTCGAGAGCTTGCTCGACAAGCTTGGTGATGAACATGCGTCCCGGCGCGCCACCGATTGTTTGCGCTAGATCTTCGACTCGCTTTGAGACAGTGCGGGCCTCAGCCACTTCCATGCCGGTGTCGAACTCTTTGTGCGAGATTGCGATGTCCGCAGCGCGCAGTCGTTGGCCTTCCTTCATGTCCTTGACGATGGGGCTAACCCAGTCACGAATGGAATACTCGCCTGTGCTCATCCAGAGCATGCGCCATTCCTTTGGTTTCTCGAGTTGAGTCACATTGACACGACGGCTTCTGCCGATACCGTTGGCGAGCCCGTAGAGCAGATTGAGAATCAGCGCAGAGCCTGAGCTATCGCCTTTGCCACGCACACCGGACTGGCCAATCTCATCGATGAATGCAACACGGTCATTGTGCGCAAAGCCAAGGTCCTCTTTAAGTGTGACGCCAGTGCCGTCGAAGGAGACAGGGCGTGAGCCCCAGACAGACTTGCCAATGTCTAGAGCACGGGACTTGCCTCGGCTCGACTCACCGTAAAAGTGTATGCCGCCCATAACAAACGACGGAACATTGAGAGCCCTGATGAGAGGGCCAGCGAAAGCCATCTGCAGAGCGAAGGTCCACATCTTGCTTTTGTCTGAGAGCTTTACAAGTTCCTCCCAGTTATCCCAGCACGGGTCGGTTTTCGTAAGGAAGGCATCGTGCTTCTCTATGGTGCTGACCTCATTGCCCTCAGGCAGGACGTCGTCACCTAGCACGAAGTGCTCACCGCAATTACTCCAGCCTGGCTTGGAGTGGATGGTCACGGTCTGCAGGCCATCGCTCTGCATGAGGTACTTGCTGAACAGGTTCTGCGTTGAGAGCCCCTTGGTCAGAGCTTCTCGTTGCACGGTAAAGCCAAGGCGGGCCAATCGTTGGTAGACACCTGAGCTATCGTTGCCAGTTAGCTCGTGGTCCCAGACAATCTCGCTGATTTCCTCATGTGTGATCGGGTGGTCGAATGTAAGGTAGCTGCCGTTGCCACCGCTTTCTGCATCGAAGAGACGAGCTGACACCCAGGCTCTTGTGCTGGTGAAGGGCACATAGGATTCACCCTGACGGGCCTCCAAGCGCGCACCCTTACCACGGTCCTTGCAGTGCAAGGTGAACATGCCCGATGAGAACATCTCGTTGTCTAGTGCAACTACTGCAGCTTCTGGCTCCATTGGAGACCCTCCGTGCGGCGGCTTGATTGGATTGCTTTGAGAACCTTATTGGTGCGCAGGTCGTGATGGTCACCGAAGCGCTCGATGTAGCGTGGGATCATGACTGCCCAGATTTCGTCATCCGTCCAGCCAGCGTGAACCATAGCAGCGACGGATGTCATGAGGATTGCGTGACGGTTGCCAGGCTGCATCTCATCAACGTGAGAGATGATGGTGGCGCGAAGCTCTGCAGGCGTGGAGGCAGAGCGGCGCTCCATCTTCATTCGGGCGAGCTCATCATCGAGACTGCCTTGCCACGCTGGCCGTGTGCGGTCGGCACGCATGACACCCATGGGTGACTGCGGCTGATCGAGACCGACTTCGGCGATGTACTCCGTGATGGCCGTCTCAAGAAGAGCCATGCGGCTTGTCGTCACCTTAGGAAGCTCCCACACTGGGACATCAGCCAGGCTCGGCCCGCGCCAAGTGTACGGTCGTTTGGTGTCGGGGTGGATGCCTTCGAGGATTGTCTGGCCAGAGTCGGCGAAGATTTCCACAACCGGGCGAAACTTGCGAGAGCGATACTGCGCCCAGCCATCTGCTTTCGCGTAGATGAGCTTTCGCTTGGGGGCGTTGCCAATGGAGACAAGCGGAGTGCCACCCAGGACTTCAAAGACAAGCTCTTCGAGCCCGTCAGCCTGGGCGGCATCCGTTAGGTCTATATCTATTGCTATTATTGGACAGGCACTTCCATACACGACGGACAAATTGTGCTCTGTGTAGTGCTCAGTGGCACAGAGAAGGTCATCCAGGGAGATTGCGCACTCACCTCGAAGCTGCCAGCCTTTGACAAAGACAGCCTTGCCCACGGCAGGCATGAGGGTCTGAACCCCCTGCTCGAAGTAATCCTCCGCGATTTCGTGGAAGAGTCGCGGTTTGATTTGACGCACCAAGTCATCAGATGGTAGATCCATCTCGTACCCCCGTTCGAAGCCTTCCCCAGGCCAGGACTTGTCAGAAAGTGACCGAACGGTGTACGTAACGAGCTGCTTGTGCAGTTACTGGCCGTTTGGTCTGTGATTGCTTCCTTTGGACTCGGCGGGGCTGCAACCTCGTCGGGTCTTTGGGCGGCGACACCTAAAGAGTTTATTGGCTCTTCAAGTTCATCACAATTCTCTTTTTAAGACATGTGTCTGTCAGCGCACACTGTGCACACTATGCACCTCTAGCTACGAAACCACCGCGTACTTTTTTCTTTTCTGCGAGTGTTTTTTTGATTCGCGCCGCAACCAAAGTTGGCTGCTCCGGTACTTTCTTTGTTTCAGACTGAGACTGGACCTCTTCGAAGTAGGCGAGGATCTCGCTGCGGACGAAGAGTTTTTTGTTGGTGGTGCCAACGATTGTGCGTGGACGCGGAAACTTATCCGCCTTCACCAATCTGTTTATGGTCCACCGGGAAATGCCCAACAGGCTCGATACCTGCTGAACCGTCATCAATAGTGATTCTTGATTTAATTTTGACATTGAGGTTCCCCACCAGGTCGTCATGTGTCCCCCACATTCCACCCTGGCTGCTTGGGTTATATGTATTGATTGAATCTATAAGTATCGTTGCCCACCTCGAGATCATCTCATGACGCTCTGGCAGGTATTGGTATTGGTTGTAGACTTCCTCGGTCACCCCCTGTGGTTTGTGCCCCAAGCTCCACTTGATGAGGTCCTTTGGAAAACCCAAAGCCCCCCAAGCAGTCGCTACGGTGCGTCGTATATCGTGTGGTGTTTCCTTGAACTTGCCTTGCTCTCTCATGGCGTTGTTCAAGCCCATCTGCGTGTTCATGTGCTGGAAGATATTCTGCGTGCGGTCAGTCGGTCGTTTGCTGGCCCAGAACTGCTCTTCCAAGATCTTCTCTGCGACAGGTGAGAGAGGGATGATGAAGTCCCGGTCTTTCTTCTGACGGTCTGCAGGCACCTTGAGCGCAGGGATGCGACCGTTGAAGAAAGGGACCATGTCTTCCCACCGTGCGTCGAGGATCTCCATCTTGCGAACGCCGGTCAGCATGAGCAGTCGCACAGCACGCTGAGTCTCTCGGGCCTTGTCGTCGGATGTGTTGATGAACTTCTCGCTGATCGGCAGGAAGTCCCAAAGCCGGAAGAACTCACTCGCGCTGAACTTGGTCTGGCGCGGCTTCAGGTTCAACTCAATGACGTAATCAGGGAAGCTGCTGTTCGGGTCAATGCGGTAGCGCTTCCGGTTGTGCTTGAATGCCTGGCGCAGCACAGAGAGGGCCTTTTGGCGAGCTACCTGAGTTATTCCGCGACCAATCAGAGTGTCGTTCCAGAGGTGAATGTCGCGGTTGGTAATTTCGGTTGGAGACCAGGTGCCGAAGAAGGGGATGACGTGGTTACGAGCAGCGGCCTCGCTGTTCCTCCACGTTCCCTTGCGCAACTTTTTACAGTCGTCTGTGGAGTTGGGGCCCTTGTCAGTCAGGTAATCGTCAATCATCTGAGCGACGTTGTAGTCGATGTTGGCCGTCCGGCGGTTCTTGATTTCGCCAGTAATTTTGTCCTCTCGGATAATCATGGCAACGCGGCGACGCGCCTGAGCTATCGTGAGCTCGTGTGCTGTGCCCAACTTCTGGCGTGGGCGACGCCCCGCAATGAGGCGACGATAGAAGAAGACTTTTCGGGACGCTTTAGCGTGACCCTTCCTTGGCGGCTTGCAGTCCACCTGCAGACCTACAGTGCGCGTGTCACTGAAGATCAGAGGCTTCGTGCTGCCGGGTTCAGCCAAGGGCAGAGCCTTGATGGACTCTGCTGTGAAAAGAAACTTCTTACTGCTCGTCATTGGACTTATCACGCTTCTGATAAATCGCCTGCACAGTTCGCCCCGACAGGTTGTCCTTGTGCCCATCAACGCCATTCGTTGCCAGTACATGGGCAACATGCTCGCACGCGGCGCCAACCCCATAGCCTGCCTTTGCGAGCGCAGCGACTGCTTTCACCAATGCTTTGTTGCGAAGTGCGGAGGCCGCCGGGCGTCCGACTGGTGCCTCTGCAAACAAATCCTCGCGAGGAGGTTCAACAAGCCACTGCTCTGAGTGCCTCAAGAGTAGGGGGTGCGTGTCGTCATGGAAGCCCGACTCCAACAACGAAAAGTGCGCTGCTTTTGCGAGCAGCCACACACGTTTTGCCAAACTTGCGCGAACACGCAGAAAAGCAAGACCCTTTGCCGTCTCTAGTTCGGCAAATTCGGCATCAATTTCAATATTGTTTTTATTGTAGGCCCAGCCCGGCCTCTCTTTCTTTGAATGGTCCATAATTGCTTCCTTTTTGAGTCCCCACACGTCGGTGAAGCGGTTTGCCAAATGCCAAACCGTGAATTCCTTGGAAAGCACAAAAACCAGTTCTAATTCTTGTGCAATCCAATCGGTTAAAAAACCCACCCCCTGCAAGGGGTGCTGCATCCGCCTCAAAACTGCCGCCAATAAGCGCCAATGTTGTTTTGGGTGCACCATGTGCATAGCGTGCATAGTGTGCGCGGGCAAGTTCCAAGTGCCTGTTCTCAATAGCATTTGTGTGTAAAGTGATACGCTTTTGGGTGCAGAATGTGCGAATTGAACCGACTGATTAACAATCGATAAGTGAATTTTATTGAGTAATTCCGCACGGTTAGAGCTTCGGAGTGGTCGTTTTTGGGTGGATTACAACCACTTGTACTTTTATTACATTTTTTTTGATTCTGGGAAGGATATACCTGGGGGGAACCCACGGTGGGGGGAGAGGTGAGAGAGAAGGAGAAGGGAGGGTATAGGGGTGAGAACGCGGTGATAATGTAATAATAATAATAATTTTTAAGGTAAGTAGTAGTAGTAACTAGGTTTTTTCTGTCCAGCCCGTATCACATTTGCTGTTCTAGCCGGTGATAACCGGTGATATTTACACGCTTTTTCAAATGAAACTTTTGCCACGGTTGTACTCTGAGCTGTGTGCGCAGGTGAAAATATTATCACCGAGGGTCTCGGACGGGGCTTTTCAGAGAGGCTGGTAATAATTGAAGGCCGAGCTCACAACTCGAGGTGGGGTAAATATCGCACGATTCGCAGGGTTTCAGGGCTGGGGATTCTATCGGGGATTAGTGGTAAGAATTGAGTACGTCATAGAACACGGGCCCCACTAAATAGCTAATACTCGGTTAGGGGTCCTATTAGGTTCTAGGGGTCCTTAGATTGATTCTAAGGGCTCCAAAACGACGGCACCAAGTGAACATGGGAATAGGACGCAAAAAAGCCTAGGGGTTACCTAGGCTCGTTTGGTTGGGTTGGGTTGGGTTGGGTTAGGTTAGTCAAACGTTAGTTTTTCAGAAATTAGATCCATGGGCTCACCATTTTCATCAGGCTTCCAGATACCAATTTCTTGATAATGGATTTGATAAGGCGCCCCTGATTTAGTGTTTCGGCTTGAAACCTCATAGGTAAACGTCCGAATTGAGCGAACCTTTCCCGGTCCTAAAACCTGAACCTCTGAAGTGTCTGGTTCTTTGCACTCGGTATAGTGGGAGATATAAACCCGCGTCTGAATTTCTTCCGCAATGTCTGCTGGTGCATCCCCGTGAAACTGATCCGCAATTTGGATAAAAAACGGATCCACCTTGTCTGGTATTTTCATAGCGCTTCCTTTGCTTGGGTTAGGTTCTACCCAAAAAACCTAGGGTTTGCCTAGGTTAGTGGGATTAGATTGTTGGGTTGGGTGCCTAGCTAGTCAAAATCACCAGGCTTGAACCGGTGGGTGCAGTCTTGATTGATTTCGGCCGCTAGATTGCAAATCGAAGCAGCTATGTGGTTGCCAATGAATGGAACCACTGAGAATAGCGCGGCTAAAAGGATTAGATTAAAGCTGAGAAAGTCTCTCATTTGTTATTATCCCCTTTACTCATAGGGTGATTCTTGAGCAATTCAGCCCGATCCCAATAGTGCTTAAGGCTTTCAATAGACTTGTGACCCGTAACAGCTTGAACCCGTGCCAGACTGGTGCCTTTCAGGGCTTGGTCGGTAGCAAAACCGGCTCTAATGCAATGGGGGCTATACAGCTTAGGATCGATATCAGCAGCGGCTAGAAGGCCTTTGAATACCTTGTCTAGCCCGCTATGGCTTAAGCGCTTAGACCGATCAAGACTATCCCCCCTACGAATCCGACACCACAACGGGCCATAGCTTAAGCCGACAATTCCTAGCCACTCGGCTAGATTGTTGTAGGCGTCCAAAATAAAATCAGAGTTGATTAGTTTTTCCCGTGCTGCGTCGGCGCCTTTCTCCAAAACCGACAAGACATAGCCTTGATCGGTTGATACGATGTGGTTGACGTCTAAACCGAGTAACTCTTTCTTGCGGCTAGCAGTGACCCATGCCGTAGTAATCAAAGCTCTATCCCGTACACCCCTGTTTGTGTCGGTTGGGATAGCGTCTAAGATTTGTTGGGCAATCTCTAGCGTCAAAGCTTTCTTGGATTGCGTTGGCTTGAGTGCAAACTCCCGTCTCAGGCCTTTCATGAGCTTTTCTAGCCTCAAATGTTTCAGGGATGGATCCCAACTAACTAAAGCTGAATAATGCTGTTGAATAGTAGATAAGGCCCGGCCTAGACCACCTTGATCGGCTGGTAGGCTTAGGGTGATTAAGTAGAACCGGGTTGATTCCTGTCCTACTTCGTAGCGGTTAGCTTTACAGTATTCTAGATAGGCGTTAACCGCTCCAGAGTATGCCTTACTGGTAAGGCCTGATTGAGCTTTAGACTCTAGATCCTGAGAGGCTTTCTCAAGTGCTATGCTAGCCTGATTCAATTGAATGATTTGAGCCGTCATAGAATCCCCCCAACCGCTTGGAGACTAGAGCGGATCACAAATCCAGAATTATCTTGTTTGGCCTTGCCCAATTCTTTCAAAACGACAACAGATCCCGGCTTATCTAGAAACCGTCGATCGTCAATTGTACCGTCTACAACGGGATAACCGCACCAGTTACCTTCATTGATAACCGCGCTGTAGACTGGCAACGAAAACACCATAGAAACGCTATAGCCGCGTTCTAGGGCCAGCATTGCCTTATCGTGGTTGTCTTCCTTGCGGCTGAAGGTGAGATGATAGTTGTCAGGTAAGGATTTTTTCAACCGACCTAGAATAGCCGTGTAATCGTAAAACTGGATCCGCTTATAGCCGTTCTTTCCGTTGAACATATCGAATATCCAGCGATCTCCATTCATAGCCTCATGAGGTAAATCACTTGTCCCATTTAATCGAACCGCTACTTGGTATGGTCGTTTGGATAGTCGGCTTAGTTGGTCGAACAAAAGAATAGCCCAGATTGCTCTGTGCTCGAAATACAACCGAGTCCGGCGGATCCTACCGGCGGTTACGTTGCAAATTGCGCCATGTCCAGCCGTGAATAGACATGCGAGCTCACATCCAGCCGAGCGACTAAAGCAAACCTGATAGCCGCTCGATCCAGCAGCAGCGAAATGCATGACGAACGATTTAAGCAGACCCTTGCTAGCCTTATTGCTAGCCTCCATTTTGTGTTGGCCTTCACTGCTAAAGAAGTCTGGATCCGTTTCCAGTCTCAACAGCTTGCGGCCTATATCGCGGGCCCAAAAGATATCAGCCCTTAAGACGGGTATTCCGTGCTTTAAATCGCGATAGATTTGGCTGGCTTTTTCTCTGTCGTATTCAATCGGGGCTAGTGTCACATAGTAGCGATTCTTGTGTTCTTTGCTGACTAGGTAGGTTCTAAATTCTAGTTGGTTGTTTGCTTGTGCTTTCATTTTCTTTGCTTCCTTTGTTTAAGTGATTACTTCTTGAGAACGCCCCAACGTACTGCAACGGGTCGGGGGTGTTTGTTGTTAGGCATGAATCGGACTAGGCCAGTAGCAGCTGCAAAGATGCGAACCGCTCGCAATGATTCTTTGGCTGCGTTGTGCCGGTCGTGATTCTCAGTTCGATAGAGCTTAGTAGCTAGGATGTTAGAGGGTGCAACGTATAGCGTATACGCATCATTACCCACTGCAGGTAAGTTCTCAGGCCAAGCGTGGATAATATCGGATGGATGGAGGTAGGCGATTCTCTGTTTCATGTTTCCACCGGGCCCTAAAGCCATAACTCCCACTAGCATCTCACCCCAAATATTTGGAGTATCCTCAAACTCCAGATCGAGCGCTTCAATCATGGCTGTGTGCAATGCCCGTCGATCGGGGTTACGTCGCTTGTTTGGTTGTCCGGTTCTTTGGCTGCTTCCCTTCGATGGAAAATGGATAGCTAACCGCAAGGACTCGAAGTCATAGGCTAGGCCAACTCGGGCGTCTAAGCCTCGCTTGTGGTAGAATTTATAGTTGTTCACTTTGACACCTCAGTTTCTACCGAACACATGATAATAGCGTATGGGCCATTCTTATCGGTTCTTCGTTCTATCCAGGCGTGAGTAATCCCCTTGGTTGGACCCACCACAGCTATACCGTGATAGAAACTAGCTTTACCCGTCCAAGCATATTTACCCATGCAATACCGGGTCGGGTTTAGTGGGCTACTTGGCTTGGGCCCTATGATTAATGCTTTCATGATTTGCTTCCTTTGTTGTGCTTGTGAGACCCAAAACAGGCCCTTAAGCCCTACCACTGCAATGATAGAGCTTAGGGCTTGTCCTAGGTTCTAATCGCTTTAGCGAATCCTTGGGGCTTTAGCGCGAGGTAGCAATCTGCTTTCTTTTCCATCAAAGGGCAGACGTTGCGCCTTGCAGTAGCTTTGATTTCTAACAAGCGTTCAATGCTTAGGGCTAACCACTCTTGGTGTACTTGGTCTTTAGTCATCGTTACCACTCCCCGTAGACGCCAGAAGATTGAAACGAGTAGCCATAATCGCCCGGCTCTACTGCCCAAACGTGAAAGTCAATCTCGCCATGGTCGACTAGGTTAGTGATCACGTTCCACATGACTAGACCGTTCTCCACCGAGCGCTCGACTCGAATAGGTTCGAACGTGTTGACGTCACAGGAGCATGCCTTGACGTATTGCATTGCTTGTTCTGGTGTAACGTTGCCCCGTGTTTCGGTTGGGTTGAGTCGCTCTAGAAGGTCGGTCAGTTTGTATCGAAAGGTTCTGAGATTCATTTGTGTTGCTTCCTTTTGCTGTAGGTCTGAGAGTTATCTCTCAGATCTATATTCCTACATCTAGTGGCAAGTAACAACTAAGAACGCACAAGATTAGTTATACGTACTAAAGCCAATGATCGTAGGGTCTTAAGCACTTTCAGACCTATCAAGCCCCATTAAAATCAGAAAAAACCCAATAAAAACAAGGCGTAAGGGGTACACCCACACCGGGCGCGGTTTGCGTGCTTGTTGTTGATCACTACATCTAAATTCCCACCTCAATTCACTTCAGATCTTGCCTTTTAGGTTGTTATTCGCCACTATAAGCCTAAAAGGAGGTAACCCATGGGTGACACCGGTTACAAAGGACCAAAACTGCCAGAAAAGACGCAACTTGCGCTTCCAGAAGGCACTTTAGAGCGAGTTGAGACGGTTGCAGAGCTAGAGGGCCTAGGTAAGGGCCAATTCATGCGACGGGCGATTCTCGTAATGCTCTCAGACTCAGAACGGCGATTTCAAATCGCAAAAAAGGAAGACCAATGAA